TTTAAGCATGATTATTTCGTGTATAGTGCTCTAAAGTAAGTCCGAATCGGAACTACCTAGTAAGGCGCTCTGGCTGTGTTCACGAATTGTTACAATTTAAGGATATTCGATCACTTTTTGTTACAAGTGTACTCTTGTCCGTTGACAGAACGTCTTTAAAACATATAACTTTACGACAAGGGGTAAGGGGATTGAGAAGGTTTACTGATCAAGTTTATTAAACAGATGAATTGAAAGTATAACACTTTAAATTTGTACTCTTTAACTCTTTCTTAATTGCTAAAGATTAAGAATACAGACTTAGAATGGTCATACAGACAGATTCTCTAGTCAATTAACTTGATAGGTTGACAGCTTACAGTCGATACCTTACTGTTGTTTGTAGCAGACCCGGATGTTTTCCTCTTCTCCTCTCCATCTGGTGTGTTTGCCTAAGGTGCGTATCTAAAAGATACTCTCGTTTCCTCCCCTGAGTGTCTCTAAGGTACGCACCTACCTCCCCTAACAATAAGTATTGACAAGTATGCCTAATCGCGTAAAACTATACGCATCTGAGAATGTAGTTGAGCATTTCTATGAGGCTTTGGCCTCTGGAGACCCTTCTACTCTTAATCGTGTACATATCCCTAAGTCTGACGTGTTTTATGTACGTACGGCTTTAGAGGCTCGTACAGGAATCAGATACACTCTCGACCATGTAGAACGAGCGATGTACCTAGAAGGTCATCTAAGTAGGCATGAAGTCCTAGATCCAGATCGAAAGAGGCCTTACGCAGATGCCCCGTGACTATAAAAAAGAATATGCCAACTACCAAGGTAAGCCCTCTCAGATTAAGAAGAGGGCTTCTCGCAATTCAGCTAGAGCAGCTATGGCGAAGGGTGGTAAAGTTACTAAGGGTGACGGCAAAGATGTTCATCACAAGGATGGTAATCCTAAGAACAACAAGAAGTCTAACCTAGCTGTGACTACTAAGGCTAAGAACCGCAGTTTCCCTCGTAATTCCAAAGCAGGTAAGAAGTAGTATGGCTAAAGATCCTAGATTGGAACGAGCAGGTGTTTCAGGGTTTAATAAGCCCAAGCGTACACCTGGACACCCTAAGAAGTCTCACGTTGTAGTGGCCAAAGAAGGCGACAAGGTTAAGACTATTCGGTTTGGTGAGCAGGGTGCGTCCACTGCAGGTAAGCCTAAGGCTGGTGAGTCTGACAAGATGAAGAAGAAACGAGCTTCGTTTAAGGCTCGCCATGCTAAGAATATTTCTAAAGGTAAGATGAGTGCAGCTTACTGGGCAGACAAGGTGAAGTGGTAAATGGCTAGTTCACCTAAACCTACTAACCCTAAACTGTATGCGGCGAAGAAGGCACTGGCTAAGAAAAAATTCGACGTTTGGCCCAGCGCGTATGCTTCTGCGTGGCTTACCAAGGAATATAAAAAGGCAGGGGGTAAGTACAGTGGCACGAAAGCCAACAAAGTCTCAAAAAAGTAAACCTAAGGGTGGTCTAGGTAAGTGGTTTGGTGAGGAGTGGACGGACGTCAAGACAGGTAAGCCCTGTGGACGTAAGTCAGCTAAAGACTCTAAGAGAGCTTACCCTGCATGTAGACCTAAAGATGTAGCTTCTAAGATTACTAAGAAGGAAGCTGCTAAGAAAACTGGACCCAAGAAAGTTAAGTGGTCTACCACAGCATCAGGAAAGAAGAGAAAATGAAATTTGAACCATGTGATCACTGCAAGACTCCTGCGAAGTGTAAGTCTGCAGGTAAGTGTTTGAAAAAGGGTATGTCCAAGGGTGGCATGGTCAAAAAAGGTTATAACAAAGGTGGGTACTGCGGTGCATCTAACCCTGCAGCGCGTCCTATGAAGGGTTCTAAATAATGAAGTTTTACCACAAGTATCAGACTGCTCTTGAGGATGCAGGTTACCGAGTAGACGAGCATGGCTACGTTTGGGATGCTGCGGGTAATCAGTCTGCAGGTGAAGACAACTACGGTAATGTGCAGAGTAAAGATGCTAATGTTACTGAAATTTGTCGTTTGGCAGAGATTGAACTAAGCAAACCTAAGCCTGCACCTAAGAAGGTTACAGCTAAGAAGAAAGCTGCTAAGTAATGGCTATTGTTTTGAACCATGTAGGTAAACCTGCCCGTAGGCGGTCCGTGTATGGTCACAACACAGGAACCGCTACAGAAGATGTTTATACGTGTCCTTCTAATTGTGTCTCTGAGGTTTCTTTTCTTCACGTCGTAAACTCGGCGGGTAACGTAAGCATTGAGGTTGAGTGGTACGTCGCTGAAGATGATTACACCTCACACTTCCTTACAGGTAAAAACTTAGGTGCGAATGAGTACATAACTTTCTCAGATATTGAGATCGTTTTGCAACCAGGTGACAAGATACAGGTCACACCTAGTGCGGCAGCTCACCTAGATACAATCATCACTGTTGTTGAGACATTTGCATAGCGGGTATAAGGTTTTAGCAATTCTAATCTGTGTACACAAACGTATAACTATGTGCATAGCTGCAATGCAGCATTTACACACACATAGGAATACATCATGTTCAAGAAACTACACCACGCTATCGTAGAGTATCAAAAGCGCCGCGCCGACTTCTTTATCCTAAATAACCTTACTGACCGTCAACTTAAAGATTTGGGCGTTACTCGTGGTGAAATCAAACAACGCTTTTACAAAGAGTACTAAAGGCCTTGCTTTAGCCCTTTGTTTGAGTATAACTACAGCATACGCTGAGTCGAACACCCAAACAGGGGACTTCAACGAGAATACCCAAAACTCTACCGTAGACAGTAACAACGTCACTTCTTCTGTTACAAATACACAGGTAGGGTCTAGTCTAGGTAACACGCCCAGCGCTATTGCTCCTACTTACATGTCTTCAGGTGGTGACACTTGTTTGGTAGGTAGGTCTGGAGCACTTAGCACGGGTGTTTTTGCTATTAGCTCTGGGGAATACGACAGAGACGTCCAGTGCGAGATGCGGAAGAATGCTAAACTTCTTTCAGATCTAGGAATGAAGATAGCTGCAGTAGCACTCGTTTGTAGAGAACCTATGATCTGGAAGGCGATGTTTTTTGCTGGGACACCTTGTCCAGTTACAATTAACAATAAGACCTACATCGGAGCTAGGGCGTATCTTTATTACAAGATGTATCCTGAAATTCTCATTCCTAGTTACACAAGCCAGGAGTACGACTTTTATTTAGGCATAGGGGAGTATGCTAGAGATGAACAGGAAGATACAAACAGTAGCGGCCCTAGCGGTATCATGCACCTCCGCTCAAGCGGACGTACTGAGTGAGGCTAATAATCTAGGTTACATTGCTGAAGAGATTAGACTTCAAATTGAAGAAGGTACCAGGTTCGCCATTGGTGTTATAGAAGGTATCAACCAAGAAGAGTTCGCCAGAACACATGCTGAGCAAGAATATTACCTTCGTACAGATCAAGTAGTAGCTTTCTCAGATGCTTATAAAAATTTGTTACAGGCTGAAACAGTACTCGCAGAAGAGTACTTAGACTACCAGATTGAAGAAGCTTCTATTAACCTTGAGGCGTCCGTAGATAGTTTCGTAGATGCCGCTTCAGCTGTAATGGTTGTAGTAGAAGTAGCAGATGAAGCTAACAACGCTTCTACAGAAGTTGAGGCTGTTGCGATACGTGACTACATTGCTAATGAAGGTTTTGGTATAGTCACTAAAGAAATGGCTGCTAACTACAACACTTCTTTGACAGACGTAACGGAATACTCACGAGACATCTCTATTCTGACTTCTGTTAAGAACGATGCTCAAATGGTTGATTACTTGAACTCTGAGTTCGAGAATTACGGAATGAATCCTTACGACGGTACCCTCACAATCTCTGCGAGTTACGATGTTTTGATAGACATGGGGAACTACGGAATAGGAATTGGTGGTTCACTCTTCTTCGACGGTGAAAAAGAAAATGAAATGTTTGTAGCTATGGGTAGCCCTGTCTACGAAGAGATGTTTGGTAGCGAATAATGCAAGACATTGAGTTAAATGTAGGCGGTACAAAGTTTAAGGGTATCTACTTTGCTATCCTTATCAGTTTTGCCACGACTATTGGTGGTGGTTTGTATGGTGCGTTTGAGTTTATTAACCGTATGTCTGTAGCTGAAGCTGATATTAGTTCAATCAGCGTAGCGCTGGGCGAGTTAAAAGCCGAAGAACGTCTAACTAAGATTGAAAACGATCTTGAAGCAGTTGATATTGACCAACTACAGGGTAAACTAGCAGAATTAGGCACAACCCTGATCAATATCATGGAACAAGTGCGCAAACTTGATACTGTGGAACAAAACAGTCAAAATAGCATTAACACAGTTACCCGTTTGAACGAGCAGATGGTCCAACTTCAGAAAGACATGGAAACTCTCCAGGTCGATATGGATGATGCTTGGACAGCGATGGATGCTATTGCCAACCCGTTAGGAAATTAAGATGTCTAAGAAGAAGCTAACAGAGAACCAACAGAAGTTCATGGAAGTTTTGTTTGACGAGGCTGGCGGTGACGTTGTTCTTGCAAAGAAACTGGCAGGATACAGCGAGAATACACCTACTCGCCTTATTACTGAGGCTCTGAAAGATGAGATTAACGAGGCTACTCGCACGTACTTCTCTAGAACAGCGCCTAAGGCTGTCATGGCACTGGTCTCTGCCCTGAACGACCCTACCGAGCTAGGTATTAAAGACAAGATGGCTGCAGCTAAGGATTTGCTTGACCGAGCAGGACTTGGTAAAGTTGATAAAGTAGATGTATCGTCTTCAGGAGGGGGTATCTTCTACTTGCCACCTAAAGAAGGTAAGAACGAGTAAACTTGTCCTACGATTTTGACAGAGACCTAGGTTTTTGGGAATTACCTAAACCTAATAAGGGTGCAGAGAAAGAATGGCACCCTGTAGTAAGAGTAGCTGCTAGAGTTGTTCCCTTCGGTTACGAGGTAGATCCTGACAACGATAAGTTATTCAGACCTATCCCTCACGAGTTAGAAGCGTTAGAACTTGCCAAGAAACACTTGAAGCAGTATAGTTACCGAGAAGTGGCTGCGTGGTTGACTACACAGACGGGCCGCAGCATCTCCCACTCAGGTTTGCAGAAAAGAGTTCTCATTGAGCGACGACGTAAAAAAGCAGCTTCAATTAAGCGCCGCCTTGCCAAAAGGCTCGAAGAAACCCTTGAGGAAATCGAAAAGCTCGAAAAAGGCGTCACAGGTTACTACACCCTCTCCGAAGGAGACGATACCTGCTGAGGTGAAAGCAGAGCCTTACGACGTAGAGTTTGCACAAGACGTAGTTTTCAAACCTAACCCAGGACCTCAGTCAGAATTTCTTTCTGCTTCAGAACGAGAAGTTCTTTACGGAGGAGCGGCTGGGGGTGGTAAGAGCTACGCTATGCTCGCTGACCCTCTACACGGGTTGAATGATCCTAACTTCAGCGGACTTCTTGTCCGACATACTACTGAAGAACTTCGTGAACTTATTCAGAAATCCCAGGAGTTGTATCCTCGTGCTATCCCAGGAATCAAATGGTCTGAACGCAAGTCTCAGTGGACTTCTCCTCAAGGTGGACGTCTATGGATGTCTTATCTTGACAAAGATACTGACGTCACAAGGTATCAGGGTCAAGCGTTTAACTGGATTGGTTTCGACGAACTTACACAATGGTCTAGCCCTTACGCTTGGGATTATATGAGATCACGTCTTCGTAGTGCACACTCCAATACTCTTGGTTTGTACATGCGAGGGACTACCAACCCAGGTGGCGCTGGGCATGGTTGGGTTAAGAAGATGTTCATTGACCCAGCACCAGCCAACAGTTCGTACTGGGCTACAGATGTAGAGACAGGTCAGACGATTAGGTACCCTAATGGCCACAGTAAAGCTGGTGAGCCGTTGTTCAAGCGTAGGTTTATTCCTGCTAGTCTGTTTGACAACCCTTACCTTGCTGAGAGCGGTGACTATGAAGCGATGCTTTTGTCCCTGCCTGAGCACCAGAGAAAACAACTTCTAGAAGGTAACTGGGATATTAACGAAGGGGCAGCGTTCCCTGAGTTTAACAGACAGATCCACGTAATACCTGATTTTGAAGTTCCGAATAACTGGGCAAAGTTCAGAGCGTGTGACTACGGTTACGGAAGTTTCAGCGGCGTACTTTGGTTTGCAGTAGCTCCTGACGAACAACTTGTAGTTTACAGAGAAATGTACTGCTCTAAAGTTACTGCGACAGACCTAGCGGATATGGTCCTTGACGCAGAGAAGCACGACGGTACTATACGCTACGGAGTTCTTGACTCTTCTCTCTGGCACAATCGCGGCGACACGGGTCCTTCCCTCGCTGAACAGATGAATATGAAGGGTTGTCGTTGGAGACCATCTGACCGCTCTAGAGGTTCACGAGTTTCAGGTAAGAACGAAATCCACAGACGTCTTCAGGTTGATGAGTTTACGGAGAAACCTAGGCTAGTATTTATGCAGTCTTGTACGCACACGATTGCCCAGATTCCTATTATTCCTTTGGACAAAAGAAACCCTGAGGATGTTGATACGAATGCAGAAGATCACCTTTACGATGCCTTACGATACGGCATCATGACACGTCCACGCAGTTCTCTGTGGGATTTTAACCCTGCAACACAAAAAAGTGGCTTCCAGGCCGCAGATAACAAGTTTGGATACTAAATATGGCAGAAATCGACGATCTCTCTTTTGAGACAGATGAAGTAACGGCTGCAGAAGATGGTGTAAAAAGTATCTTCGAATCCCGTCCTGACGTTGTAGCTTTTGTGGAAGAACGCTTCCGCAGGTCAGAAGACTCTCGAAGAGTTGACGAAGATCGGTGGCTTAAAGCTTACCGCAACTACCGTGGACTCTACGGCCCAGATGTACAGTTCACTGACACTGAAAAGTCTCGTGTGTTTGTTAAGGTAACAAAAACTAAGACTATTGCGGCTTACGGACAGATTGTAGATGTCTTGTTTGGCAACAACACGTTTCCCCTGACGGTAAATCCTACAGTACTTCCTGACGGTGTTTCAGAAGCAGTACATATCAACGTTGACCCTAAAGCTGACGCAGCTGGGAATGCTCTCAAATCTTTGTCAGAAGACAAACCTTCTACTCCTTACCTCCTAGATGGTATTAATAAGCTTGAGCCTGGCGAGACACTCGCTGATCTTAAGAACCGTCTGGGTCCTCTGGAAGAAAAACTTAGCAGTGTTTCTGACAAGATCGTAGAAGGAACTGGTACTGGTCCTACAACAGTAACATTCCATCCTGCTATGGTAGCTGCCAAGAAGATGGAAAAGAAGATCCATGACCAGCTTCTAGAATCAGGTGCGTCTGTTCACCTACGCTCAATGGCCTTTGAACAGGCTCTTTTGGGTACAGGTGTTATGAAGGGTCCCTTCGCGGTAGACAAAGAGTATCCTAACTGGGACGACGATGGTAACTATGATCCTGTAGTTCGGACTGTGCCTGAGTGTGAACATGTTAGCGTCTGGAACTTCTACCCAGATCCTGAAGCTTCCTCTATGCAGGATGCAGAGTACGTAGTTCAGCGTCACAAGATGTCCCGTACTCAGATTCGTCAGCTTAAGACTCGCCCATACTTTATGAAAGACTCTATTCAAGCTGCTATTTCTAAAGGTTCTGATTACATTCAGAAGCACTGGGAAATGGCTATGAACGACGATTCTGCTCAACCTGAGTCAGAGCGTTGGGAAGTTCTTGAGTTTTGGGGTTTTGTTGACGTAGAGCACCTCGAAGAGAACGGCGTTAAGATCCCTAAAGAGTACAAAGATCTAGACGAACTGAACTGTAACATTTGGGTTTGTAACGGTGAAGTTATCCGCTTCGTTCTCAACCCGTTCAAGCCTACAAACATTCCTTACTACGCAGTACCTTTTGAGCATAACCCCTACAGCTTCTTTGGTATTGGTATTGCTGAGAACATGGATGACACTCAAACACTCATGAACGGCTTCATGCGTATGAGTATCGACAATGCTGCTTTGTCTGGTAATCTTATCATCGAAGTAGATGAGTCTAACCTTGTACCGGGACAGGACCTTTCTATCTACCCAGGTAAAGTTTTCCGTCGTCAGGGTGGTGCTCCAGGTCAGGCCATTTTCGGAACTAAGTTCCCGAATGTTGCTCAAGAGAACCTTCAGTTGTTTGATAAAGCAAGAGTACTAGCGGATGAGTCTACAGGTTTTCCTTCCTTCGCTCATGGTCAAACTGGTGTCAGCGGTGTTGGTCGTACAGCTAGTGGCATTAGTATGCTTATGTCTGCTGCTAACGGTTCTATCCGTACTGTAGTTAAGAACGTAGACGATTACTTGCTACGGCCTCTAGGT